AAGATACATCCAAAGAAAGGTTTTTGGACTCATTATGGGCACGAGAAAGTATCAGCTGAATTAGTTAAGAAACATGCTACTTGGATACAATCAATGGGTGGAGATGTTGATGATATTCATTACATAGTAAAGAATCATATGAGAATGAAAGTATTTGATAAGATGAGATGGGTTAAACAAGACAAGATGAGAAAAGATAAAGCATTTGGTAAGTTACAAAAATTTACTACATTTGATAAAGGAGGGCGGGGAATATCAGATGCCAAACTAAAAGAAAATGTATTTTCGAAATCTAAACAACTATTTATAGAAGAGAAAGAGTTATTATTAATGGGCGGAGCTTACGGACATCTTGCTCATCCCTTCGATGACAATAGGTTAACATTTAGAGATTTGAAAACAATGATAGATTTAGCACTTCAAGGCAACCTTGAAAGTGTATCTGAAAAGACCGACGGTCAAAATCTTATGATTTCGTATATAGACGGGAAAGTCCGAGCCGCGAGAAATAAAGGACAACTAAAAAACTTTGGTAAAAATTCACTTGATATCAAAGGCATAAAAAATATGTTTTCAGGCAGAGGTGAAATTGAAAATGCATTTGTTTATTCGATGGTAGATTTAGAAAAATCTATTAAAAAACTAAGTAAACCAAATTTAGAAAAAATATTTGAAAACGGTAAATCTTTTATGAGTTTAGAAGTAATTTACGGGCCTACTACAAATGTTATACCTTATGGAATTAATATGTTAGTATTTCATGGCACTATCACATATAATGAAAAAGGTGAGCCAATTGGACAAAATAAATCTGCAGGTTCAACATTAACAAAATTAATTAAGAAAATCAATGCAAACGTTCAAAAACATTTTAATATACAAGCGTTGCCTAATACTAAGTTACCAAAAGTAAAAAATTATGAATCTAAAAAATCTACATTTTTAGGAAAGGTGACTAAATTACAAAACGATTATTCTCTATCTGATACAGATACCTTAGCAGATTATCATCAACATTTTTGGTTAGAATGGATATTAAATGGTTCTAATCAAACAGATTTTGCGAATCAAGAAACCAGTGGTATTCTTTATAAATTAATGAAACGATGGGCTTTCTTTGACAAGTCATATAAGATTCCACAGATTAAAAAAGACCTTAAAGAATATCCTAAATTTTTAGAATGGGTATTAGCTACAGATAAACAAGACCATATAAAAATGATGAAGGATAATATATCAAAATTTGAGAGAATATTTCTTGATTTAGGTGCGGAAGTATTGTCTAATATGGAAAACTTTTTATCGGCTAATCCAACACAAGCGGCAGTTGCGATGAGAAAAGATATAGCCAAAACAATTAAAAAAATTCGTTCAAGTAACAATTTGAGAGTTATAGATAATATGAAATCACAACTTGACAAAGTACAAGCAATGGGTGGATTTAAAAAATTAGTACCTACCGAAGGTATTACTTTTATGTTTAACGGTAAGATTTACAAATTAACAGGATTATTTGCACCAATTAATCAAATATTAGGTATGTTAAAATATGCGAGATAAGATATGAGTGATAATAAACAAAGAGTACGTGAATACAAAGCAATGGAAGCTATATTAAATGGAGAAACTCCGGAGAAACGAATACTTGTTGGTTATGAAGGGAAAAAGAAAAAACAAGGTAATATAGAAAGCCCATTAACTGACATAATGAAAGATGTTCGTATGCCTATGTTTTGTGGTTCTTGTAAAAAAGTTATGAAGAAGGATATAGATAACCAAGTATGGTGGCAACATAATCATTGTTTTGATTGTCAGATTACATTAGAAAATCGATTGATTATTGAAGGCAAGTATGACGCTTGGAAAGAAAAAAAAGTTATACAAAATAGATTAGCTAAATATAAAGATGATTTACAAGGTATCCAAGAATTTTATGATAAAAAAAGCGTAACTTATCTAAACGCTATTAATCCTGAGTTAGGCGCTATTGATAGAGAAGAATACTCAGTAAAAAATCCTGAAGAGTGGGATGATAAAGTTAATGAATCAGTAGAATATTTTCAAAATTTAATATCAGCCCTTGAAACAAAATTGGAGAAGTTAAATGAAGTGGTTTAAATATATTATAGGATTGTTGGGATTAATTGGCGGGGGCCTATTCGCTGCTAAATCAGCAAAAAAGAAAGAAGTTCAAGAACTTAAAAAAGTTATTGATGAAAATAAAAAAGAAGAAAAGAAAGTTGAGAAACAAATTGTAGAATTAGAAAGAGCAAAAAAATCATCTAAAAAAGAAATTGGTAATATGAAGAGAAAACTTACTAATTCTAAAAAGAAAACTCAAAAGATGCAAGAAGCGTATGATAATGATGAAGTCGAATCTGCCGAAGATTTTTTAAGAAAGTTCGCTAAAAATAAATGAGGTTCTCTATGAAAATATTAAAATACTTTTTGATATCCCTTTTTGTGTTATCAACAGTAGACGGGCAAGATATAAAAAAAGATGGGAAAGAAGTAACAACTTTTACGTATGCAGAAGCATTAGAAATGTTAAAAGCGCGTGATGCTCAATGGGAAGGTAAACTTGAAAAAGCAGATTCATTGATATCTTCACAAAAAGGTGTGATTAGTGATTGTGAAAATTTAGTTGGAAAATTAGAAGAATCTTCTAATACAGATTCATTATTAATTGTAGAAAAAAATTCACAAATTAATTTACTAAAAGCTCGTGATGAAATGAATGAAACAATGGTTGAATTAGTTAAACCAAAATGGTATGAAAATACATACATTTGGTTAGCCGCAGGATTTATATTAGGAAAGATTTAATGGAATCTAATGACCTGAAAGTAGCACTGCGACAGGAATATGTTAAATGTGGGAATGACCCTTCGTATTTTATTACGAAGTATTGTGTTATACAACACCCTATTCGTGGTAAAATTCCGTTTGAATTATATCCATTTCAAGTTACTACTTTAAAAGAGTTAGTAAATCACAAGTATAATATAATATTGAAAGCGCGACAATTAGGTATTTCAACTTTAACTGCGGCATATTCTTTATGGTTAATGACATTCAGAGCAGATAAAAATATTTTAGTATTAGCAACTAAACAAGATACTGCAAAAAATCTTGTTACGAAAATTAGAGTTATGCACTCTAATTTACCATCGTGGCTAAAGCAAAAATGTATTGAAGATAATAAACTTTCATTAAGATATAAAAATGGTTCACAAGTAAAGGCTGTTTCAAGCAGTGAAGATTCAGGTCGTTCAGAAGCATTGTCGTTATTAATTATTGATGAAGCCGCATTTATTGATAAAATTGATACTATATGGGCTGCGGCTCAACAAACATTGTCAACAGGTGGTCAATGTATAGCACTGTCTACACCTAACGGTGTCGGAAATTGGTTTCATAGAACTTGGGTAGACGCTGAAGAAGATGTTAATGGATTTTATCCAATGAAATTACACTGGACCGTACATCCTGAACGTGACCTGAAATATAGAAAAGACCAAGATAAATTATTAGGACCATCAATGGCCGCACAAGAATGTGATTGTGACTTTTTAACTTCAGGTCAAATGGTTGTAGATGGTATTATTTTACAAGAGTATAAAGATAATCATTGTAAAGACCCTGCAGTAAAACAAGGTATAGATTCTAATGTTTGGATATGGGAACAGCCTGATTATACTAAAAATTATATACTAAGCGCTGATGTTAGTAGAGGAGATGGTTCAGACTATAGCGCATTTCATGTATTAGAAATAGACTCGATGGAACAAGTAGCAGAGTATCGTGGTAAAATTAGTACAAAAGATTTTGGTAATTTATGTGTAAACGTTGCAACAGAATTTAATGATGCTTTATTAGTTGTTGAGAATAATAATATTGGGTGGGCGTCAATACAACAGATAATAGATAGAAGTTATCAAAATTTATTTTATTCATCACAAGATTTACAATATATAGATGTAGAACATCAATTAACAAATAGATACCGAACCCAAGATAGAAATTTAAAACCCGGGTTTTCTATGACAATGAAAACTAGGCCACTTGTTATTGCTAAATTAGAAGAGTACTTTAGAGAAAAGGCAGTAATTGTTCGTTCAAATAGATTAATTGATGAGTTGTTTGTATTTATATATAATAACAATAAAGCACAAGCTATGTCAGGATATAACGATGATTTAGTTATGAGTTTTGGCATTGCATTGTGGGTTAGAGATACTGCATTACGGTTAAGAGCGGAAGGAATTGAATTAAGTAAAAAAACTTTATCAAATTTTGCTAATCCCAATCCGTTAATGTACACTCCAGATGTTAACGAAGACGCCTGGAAAATTAAAATCGGTCCGAAAGAAGATATAGAGGACTTAAAATGGTTATTGTAGGAGTAAATTATGGCTGTAGATAAAACATTATTTTCAAGATTAAGAAGATTGTTCTCTACTAATGTTGTTGTTCGACAGGTAGGCGGAAGAAAATTAAAAGTTTCTGACACCTCAAGAACACAATCGAGTATTAAACATCAGTTGATAGATAGATATCAAAAAATCTATTCTTCAGCTAAACAGTTCGGGTATGACGGCGGTCTTGTAATCCAACAACAACGTATAGGTTTGTTTAAGGATTATGAAACGATGGATACAGATTCTATTATATCGTCCGCACTCGATATCTATGCAGATGAATCAACAATGAAAAATGAATATGGTAAGGTTTTAAATATTGAAACTGAAAATGCCAATATTCACGATATATTACATAATCTTTTTTATGATGTAATAAATATTGAATTTAATTTATGGCCGTGGGTTCGTAATATGTGTAAATACGGAGATATGTTTTTGTATCTTGATATAGACGAAAAGTTCGGTATTACAAATGTAGTTCCAATTAGCCCTTACGATGTTTCACGGATTGAAGGTGAAGATGAAGAAAATCCACATTTGGTACAATTTCGTATGACACCGGTTGATAACATAAGACACACTACATACGGTTCTGAGGATACAGATTTAGAAGCGTTTCAAGTCGCTCATTTTAGATTGTTAAGTGATTCTAACTTTTTACCATATGGTCGTTCAACCTTAGAAGCGGCACGTAAAGTTTGGAAACAATTAACTCTTATGGAAGATGCTATGTTGATACATCGTATTATGAGAGCACCTGAAAAAAGAGTTTTTAAATTTGATATTGGAAATATACCACCCGCAGAAGTTGAAAATTATATGCAACAAGTTGTAAATAAAATGAAAAAGACTCCTGTAATGGACCAAACTACCGGGGATTATAATTTAAAATACAATATGCAAAATATTACAGAAGATTTCTTTATACCTGTCCGAGGAGGAGATTCAGGCACATCGATTGAGACTTTAAGTGGATTAAATTATGATTCAGTTGATGATATAGAATATTTGAGGAATCGTATGTTAGCATCGTTACGAGTACCTAAAGCATTTCTTGGATATGAAGAAGGTGTTGAAGGTAAAGCAACTCTTGCCGCAGAAGATGTTCGTTTTGCTCGCACAATAGAACGACTACAACGAATTATTGTAAGTGAATTACATAAAATAGCTATTGTACATTTATATGCACAAGGTTTTCGTGACCAAGAATTAGTTAATTTTGAGTTAACACTTACAAATCCATCTACAATATATGAACAAGAAAAACTTGAATTGTGGAATACTAAGACAGGTTTAGCAGAATCTATGTTAAGAGACGGATTAATGTCTTCAGATTGGATTTATAAAAATATTTTTAGTATGAATGATGCAGAAATTAAAGAACAAGATACAAAAATTATCTATGATTACAAGAATAAATACAGAAAATCGATGATTGAAAGTGAAGGAGAAGACCCAGCAAAAAAGCCAGAACCTTCAGAAACTAATGACGATGCAATAAGCAGGTCCGGAGTTGAACTTTCAAATCCTAACGGGAGACCAAAAGAAGGCCCGAAGTACAAAAAAGACGGGTCTGCGCGCGGTCGTGACCCATTAGGTTCTCACGATTTACGTACAAGTTATGAGAAAGATAATAGTATTAAACATACTTTTAAGAAAGGGCCGTTGGCATTAGCACATTATGATGGGTTAGTGAAAGCAATGGATAAAAATTCACGAGAAATTCTATCTGAGTCTGATGAATTGACAGATAAATATAAAGAAGAATTGAACTCAGAAAAATAATTTTCAATTAGGACATATTTATATATGACTTGGAGAAGGACAACATGATTAAACATAATAAAGTAAAAAACACAGCATTTTTGTATGAATGTTTGACACGACAAATAACCTCAGACGTTTTATCAAATGTAGACCCTTCACCCGCATTGGTAATAGTTAAGGAATTTTTTAAACCCACTACTATATTAGGTAAAGAGTTACTTTTGTATAAAGCACTGACAACACGGAAGATTAAGAACGAAGGTAAAGTAACTTATTTATTGGATTCGGTATTACGTGAACGAGTTAAATTAAATTCAAGTGAATTACGCAGAACTAAATATAATTTAATAAAAACGATTACTGAAAAGTATGACCTGCAAGATTTTTTTAGAACGAGAATAACTAATTATAAAGAAATTGCCTCCGTTTATAAATTATTTGAAACACAACGTACATCGAATCCTTTTGAAGAAACTGAAATACGTTATGTTGTCATGGAACATATAAGAGATACAAGTGTTGTTCCAAAAGAAAAAGAATCTATGGTTGAAAAATTCGAAAAAGAATCAAAAGACCTGAGATTGTTATCATATAAAATACTTGTAGATAAGTTTAATCAAAAATACTCCAAACTTAATGAATCACAACGAGATTTATTAAAAAATTATATAAACAATATATCTAATTCGAGTACATTAAAAGATTTTATATCTGAAGAAGTCGCCAACCTTAAAAATAAAATTGGTAAAATTCTTCCGAAAATTGATGATAAAGTCGTTTCTATAAAATTAAAAGAATGTTTGAATGTTTTAGAGAAATTAAATAAAGGTAATGTAGTGAATGAAGACCAACTTGTTACTATGATGCGATTCTATTCACTATTGGATGAGGTCGATGAAGTCATTAAAGCATAGCGAATTAAAAGAAATAATTCGTGAGATTCTTCGTGACTTGTATGAATCAAGTGTTTCGGGTAATGTTAGTGGATATGAAACTCCAAATGCATTCGCCGGCGGTATGAAGAAAAATAGAGAATTTAAAAAGAAAATGATTAAAAAACTTCATATGAATTTAGTTGGTAAGATTAATGATGTAGTAGAATCCGTAAATGAAGATGTATTTGATTCTACTGGTGTTGATTGGTCTGGTGAGATGATGTGGAAGTGGGTTTCCAAAGCATTAAAATCAGCTGGTATTAAAGAACTAAAATATTCACCAATGAAAAGTGGATGGTTAGGTGGTAAGTTT